GTAATGGGTTTACCAAGTCTTTCACCGAGCATTGCATCCTTATTGGGATCGTGTCGGTTCGCGCGGACCTGACTTATCAGCAGGGTCTGGATAGGATGTGGTCGCGCAAGACTCGTTTCGACTTCTATTGGCCGGCGTTGAGCCATATTGGCGAGCAGGCCATTCTGCAGAAGGAGATTTACGCCACTGGCGTGACTCAGGACGACGACAAGGTGTTCGGGTACCAGGAGCGCTATGCCGAGTATCGTTACGCCCGCAGTAAGATTACGGGCAAGCTCCGCTCCACGGATCCGCAGTCACTTGACGCGTGGCACCTGAGCCAGGAGTTTTCGGCCGCTCCCGTCCTGAACTCCTCTTTTATCCAGGAGGACCCGCCTGTTGACCGCGTGATTGCGGTCACGGATGAGCCGCACTTCATCATGGATACTTATTTCAAGGTTCGTGCGGCGCGTCCGATGCCGGTGTTCGGTGTTCCTGGTTTGATCGACCATTTTTAAGGGGTCGTCATGCTTCCGCTGATCGGTAGTTTGGTGAGCGGCGCTTTGTCCTTCCTGGGCGGCCGTCAGGCCAATGCCCAGGCGGGGCAATCCGCGCTTTCTCAGATGATGTTTCAGAAGGAGATGAGCGATACAGCTCATCGCCGCGAGGTGACGGACCTGCGTGCTGCAGGTCTTAATCCCGTTCTCTCCGCCAGGTATGGCGGTTCCTCTACGCCTGCAGGTGCCAGCTGGACGCCGGTTAACGTCCTCGGTCATGCCGCCAATTCGGCGGTGGACGCGTATCAGCGCGTTTCCGAGGCTCAATCGACTCAGCGCAATACAAAAATCAAGGAGCCTTTGGAGAAGGCTTCCGAGATGGTGTCGTCAGGGATCGACGCGGTGAATGCCGTGATTCCGGCTGTTTCGGCTGCTGTGCAGTCCGCGGTTGCTACTGCTCTTGATAAGGTCGATGAAGTGAAGGGTACCGCTTTGGAGTGGTCGAAGGTTGCGGGCCAGTCTAAGGACGAAGCCAAGGCGGTTGTGCGACGGGTGCGGGAGATCGTCAATCAACCTGAGGGCACGGCGATGTCGTCGGCGCGTCAGATCGCCGACGTCTTGTTCCCCCGTGTTACGGGGGATTTCCCTGGTCTGAAGGGGATCGACCTGGCGCGGCATGTCGCCTTGACTAAGGACCCTGTGAAGCGTCGAGAGCTGAACATCGCGGCGCATAACTACTTCATCAAAAAACATGCGCCGACGTTCTCTCGGCACAGCTTCCGCTGATCTACTCTCTGCAAAACCGATCTACGTCTCTAGCCGCTCTTGGCCAAGCGTAGGGAAATCGGCAGATGCAGACTAACCACTTACGAGGTAGCGATGCCCAAATCTACACAGTCAACTTACGAAGAATCTCAGGCAGCGCAACAACAAAAAGTCTTTCGCAATGCCTATTCCCCACGCAAGCGGGTCCAGACGTTGATTACTGGTGAGAGTCGCGTGAAGCAGTCCTTCAAGGACGAGTGCGACATTAATCGGATCATGTCCAGGTACCAAAATACCGGCGTTATGGAGTTCCTCAACAAACGAGAGGCCCGCTATGCGGACGTTAGTGCGTTGGACTATCAGGAAGCTTGCAACCTGGTTGCGGGCGCTAACAGCATGTTCCATGGTTTGCCAAGCGCACTGCGCGCGCGGTTCGATAATGAGCCCGCCCAGCTGCTGGCGTTCCTGGATAACCCGGCCAATCTTCAGGAAGCGATTGCGCTCGGCCTGGTTAACCCTCCGCCGGTAGGCTCACCCGTTGAGCCATCCGCTGAACCTGCTGCGCCGCAGCAACCGGCCCCGGAAGGGGCCTAAAGGCATATCTAATACTTGATATAGATATGCCAACTGACACCAAATGCTCAAGTCTCTGGTAATCTTCCTGGTACTGGACGTGCTATTTGATGTTCAGTTAAATACTAACCTTTTGAAAGGAAAGCGAAATGAAGCGGTACAAGCTCAACAAAGGCAAGAGCCGTCGTGCGTTCAGCAACAATGCGGGTGTACATCCTCGCAACTCGTCTATGCCGATGAGGGGCGGGATCCGCCTGTGAGATGCCCTGTTATAAGCCCCTCAGAGGCTTTATAGGCGCTTCGGATGGCTCCGGAGGGGTCAGGGTACATTGGAGCCCTACCAATGCAGCCAGGACCCACCTGGAGCTTCCTTGCGGTCGGTGTTTGGGGTGTCGTATGGAGCGGTCCCGACAGTGGGCGGTTCGGATCATGCACGAGGCGCAGCTGCACCAGGCTAGCTCCTTCGTCACCCTTACCTATGCGCCTGACCAGCTCCCGCTTGACCGATCGGTTAGCAAGCGGGCCTTTCAATTGTTCATGAAGCGGCTTCGAAAAAGCCGGGAGTACACGGATGCAGATGGCAAGATCGTTAGGCCAAAGATCCGGTTTTTCGCGGCGGGCGAGTACGGTGACCAGCTCGAACGTCCCCACTATCACGCGATTCTATTCGGCGTGGATTTTCCGGATAAACAGTTCCTCAAGAACACGCCTTCAGGCAAGCCATTGTTTCGCTCGCCGTCTCTGGAGTGTCTCTGGCCCTATGGGTTCGCCTCGATCGGAACCGTGTCATTCGACTCCGCACGCTATGTGGCGGCTTACTGCGTGAAAAAGATCGGCGGCAAAAAGGCCGCGGATCATTACCGCAGGGTGGATAAGGCAACGGGCGAGGTCTTTGACCTGGCGCCCGAGTTTGCTCTCATGTCTCGCCGCCCTGGTATCGGTTCGGAGTGGTTCTACCAGTACGGTTCCGACGTCTTTCCTTCGGACGAGGTCATCATGAAGGGGCAATCGGGGAAACCTCCCCGGTACTACGACAAGCTTCATAAAAATGCGGATGCCTCGGGGTTCGAGGCGATCGCTAAAAAGCGCGTGGATCGTGCCGCTACGCGTTTCGATGAAAACGGTCCGGCACGTCTGCGGGTGCGCGAAGAAGTCGCGCGGTCCCGCATCAACCTTTACAAACGGGAGCTTTAAAATGATCCATCAAGTGTGTGCGGTGTTCGATAACAAAACAGCTGCGTATGCGCAGCCGTTCTTTACGGTGAACCTCGAGGTGGCAAAACGGTCGTTTGCAGCTGCAGCTGCAGATCCGACGCTCACTATCGGGCGGTTCCCGACGGATTATTGTTTGTTTCATCTCGGTGAGTTCGATGACGAGACGGGTAGCTTCCGCACTCTCATTGCTCCCGAGAATCTCGGCCTTGCGGCCCTTTATCTCAACCAGGAGAAGTAGCCATGCATCGTAACCCCTCTGTCATGGGGCACTCTTTTAGCCAGGTGCCCAAAGCGGAAATCCCGCGCTCTGTGTTCGACCGTTCGCACGGTCATAAAACGACGTTTGATGCCGGCTATCTGATTCCGATTTATGTCGACGAGGCTTTGCCCGGCGATACGGTGTCGCTTTCGATGACGGCCTTTGGGCGTTTGGCGACGCCTATTTTCCCGATCATGGACAACATGTTCATGGACGTTCATTTCTTTGCGGTCCCCTATCGTTTGGTGTGGGACAACTGGGAACGTTTCAACGGGGCTCAGCCTACTGGGCCGGATGACACCACGGATTTCACTATTCCTCAGATGGTGGCGCCTAATGGTGGCTATGGGTATGGGTCGATACAGGATTACATGGGTATCCCGACCGGAGTTACTGGGATTTCTCACTCGTGTCTGCCGCTTCGCGCTTATGCGCTAATTTGGAACGAGTGGTATCGGGATCAGAACATGCAGGATGCTATTGCCGTTCCGAAAACGGACGGCCCTGATCTCCATACGTTCTACGACTTGCAGCGTCGTAACAAGCGGCACGACTATTTCACTTCGGCGTTGCCTTGGCCACAGAAGGGGCCAGGCGTTTCCATTCCCCTCGGGGGAAGTGCGCCGGTTATTGGTGATGGCACGCAGTTCCGGCTGGCGTATGGTGGCCCGACGGGTCAGGTGGTTGGTGTGTCTACCAACTCCTCGGCGGTCATGGAAATGGTCGGCGCGCAGTCTTTTCCGGTCTATGCGTCGCAGAATTTGGCAGGGACTGCGCCGGGTTTTGACGGTACTGGTCTGATGGCGGATCTGTCTGAGGCGACGGCGGCGACCATTAATTCTTTGCGCCAGGCGTTTCAGATTCAAAAGATTTACGAAAGGGACGCTCGTGGGGGTACTCGCTACGTCGAGCTGCTCAAGGCCCATTTTGGCGTCACCTCTCCTGACTTCCGTCTGCAGAGGCCGGAGTACCTGGGCGGCGGGACGGCGATGATTAACGTTACGCCGATTGCCCAGACTTCTGGGACGCCTGGCACAACGGGTTACACCACGACGCCTCAGGGTAATCTGGCGGCGACGGGTACGGTCCTCTCGAGGGGTAATGGGTTTACCAAGTCTTTCACCGAGCATTGCATCCTTATTGGGATCGTGTCGGTTCGCGCGGACCTGACTTATCAGCAGGGTCTGGATAGGATGTGGTCGCGCAAGACTCGTTTCGA